CCAGCAGGATTAATAAAACTCATTTTCAACGAAATGAGCTTAATTAATCACTTTATCTTTTCAATCACTATTACCCCATCTTTTCTTTCAATTACTTGAAACGGTTGATTTAATGCAATCCCGCTCCTTCCTGTGCCAAAGCCTCTGAATAAATCAAAGCTGTAATTGATCCCCTCGATCTTTACCACTTGCTTTTTCACGTTCTGCCTGACATTCAATCGTTTCGGATCATCTCCCCAGGCCTCTTCAACGTTATCCTTGCCTAGCATTTAAATTCCCTTCCTGTATTCCTGATTTATTATACCTAGGTTATCAGTCCACCATCGCATAAAATCACTACGCTCACATTTAAATATTTTTGCCAATTGTGCTAGAGACTTCCCTTCCTTGTATTTTTTTACAACCTGAATGATATTGAGATTTAGCTGCTTTTTAGATCCGGCTTTCTCTGCTGGCAGATCCTTTACTAGCTGCTCTCTAATTTTCTTAACCATTCCGGTATTTGATTTCATAAGATTTGTTATCACCGTTGCCCGTTTATTTACCCACTCACGCAACCGCCGCTCATTTAAATACATTTCATAGGCGATTTTATCTGTCGGCCAGTTTAAAACACGTTTCAAATAGTCCCACTTGACAGCATTTTCCAATGTTTCAATGTGGCTTAATTCTGTTTTGTTCATTTTTTCATTTCCTCCTTTATGTATAATACCCTATTCCTTGCTTTGCGAAAATCCCTTTTATACTGGGCTTTTTCTTTAGCCGATGTGGCTGCTCTCATAGAAAATCGCATAGCTTCTCTTTCCTGTACTGCCTGTGTTAATTGTCCAGCTATATTTGCCATTTTATTCCACCCTCCCTAATTTTTTCTTTATATTGATATCAAAGGCTTCTTTCATTGCTTTGTCAATCATCTCTGCAAATTTACCGCTAGAAAATAAAGCTTCAATCGCATTAGTCGTGCTTGGCTCTGATTTAATTATCTCTAATCCGACCTCTTTTCCAGGGCCAGGCCTTTCCAAACGCCTCATCTCCCCCCCGCATTCAGGACATTTAATCGTATCGCAATGCTCATTAGATGCCATTTTGTGACCGCACTTGATACACTCGCAATTATACTTCTGCTTTTCCTCACCCTTAGACGGTTCAGTTGCTGTGTAAAGTTCATCCAACCGTTCCTTGAGCGTAGCTAATGCCTCAATCGTATCTTTTACCAGAGTACGGTTTTTAGTGCTTAGAATCCGGCCTTCTTTTAATTCGACAAGTTGATCGTTTATTGACTTTTGAAATTCCTTAAACTCTGATAAATCGGTTATTCTTATCTCCATATTCATCTTGCCTGCCTGGGGGGTGGCTGTTTTTGTTGGCGGCCGTTCACCAGTCTTTGAAATATGTTTCCTCTCTTCATCGCTGAGTTCATCCCAGGTTCTGCCTGTGTGTATTTCTCCATCAAACCATTTTACTTTACTCCAGAATGATTTTGTATCCACCTTATTTCCTCTTATTTCCTCGATCAATTCCCTCTGCTCAATCAGTTTATCAAGGCTTTTTAGCAGTGCATCGCCTATCTCTATCTCATCGTCTTCGGCAATCATCTTAGCAAATTCAACCAATTCTTTCAAATGTGCGCCTGAAAATCCTTTTGTCTTCTCTACGATATCATCGATCAAGCCTTCCTCTATATCCTCGGCCCATAGGGTAATCATTTCCTTTCGCTCTTTTTCCCCCGGTAACTCAAAGTTGACAATATGATGGAATCGCCCTGGCCTGTCTAGTAAAGCATCGGGGAGCTTTTCTGGATTATTAGAGGTCAATACAGTAATCAGCCCCTTATTCTGTTTAAGCCCGTCCATCTCTGTTTTAACCAGGTCTGTCACATATTCCATATCTCCTCTCAGCCACGTGTCTATATCCTCTAGGAAAAGTATTGATGGGGCTAAGTCCCTGGCAAGGGAAAAGCTTAAAACTAAAGCCCGTAGTGGTCCTATGCTTCTAAAGTCCTTACTGGATACCCAGATAAACGTTGAATCAACCTCGTTCATTAATACCCGGCCTGTCTTGGTCTTGCCTGTGCCCGGGGGGCCAATGAACATTAGCCCTCGACCTGCAATATCTTTGCCTTTCTTTCCCAGCGATGTTGCTGATTTTACTATCGAATCTTTATATTTTTTATCTAAAATAAGGTTATCCCAGTTGTCGCCTGGCTCATCTAAAAACTCCCCGCTAAGTGCAAATTTTCCGCCCTTGAGATAATTATTTTCATTTACCCAGGAATGCACCTTATCCAGAAGCTCTTTATTCCAGTCTTTATTTTCACTTGCCGTCACTATCGAAACATCAATCCCATACCAACCGGTGCTAAATTTTACTATAAGCGGCCTATCGTTAGCGTCATAAAACCGGACTCCGCTAATAAGAAAGTCATCAGACTTTTCCGAGTTGAGCTTAATCACTTCATGTATTGGGGGGACTTCCAGGCCGCCCCAAGTAAAACTTCTAGTATCTTTTAGCTTAAAGTCGCCTAGAATCTCTTTGAATCCAGCTAGGTATGTTCCGAGTAATGGAGAGGGGATTGAATAGCTATTAAGGAAAATATTCTTGACCTTACATTCTAGGAATTTCTCATAAAGAGCATAATCGAATGTCGCAATGGGAGCTTGAACCGCCTCCACATCAAAGACCTTAGACAATGATTTATTCCATCGCTCTTTGTATTTAGGCTGCTTTATTTCAAGACCCGTTAATTTTTTGTGATCTAATACCCACTTTTTGGCCTCTTCCATACTCCACTTTTTAACATCGAAAAGATACGTATGTACCTTCTTTTCCTTCCCGCAGTACAACGCCTTAATCCCTTCCTTTGCCGATATGGTTATAGTCGCTGTTATCTTACAGCTTGTGTTGACTGGAATTCTATGGTAGTTCTCGGTTGTCTCGGGCTTGGTTATAATTTCTGCCTTCTCTTTTTCTTCTGTACTTGCCGTCTCCGTCTTTTCCCCTTTGCCTTCTTTTTCTTTCTTATCACTCAAGCCCTCCGGTGCTTCAATTTTAAAAGCATCCTTTTCTTTAACAGAGGTAATCTTTTTGTCATCCACCAACAACTCTACCATCACCCCATAGTCTTTATTCTTTATCACCTCGATCTTTCTGTCCTTCACAACTGTAATTTCTAAGTCCTTCTTGAGTCGGTCGGATATAAGCCCCTTCTCCACAGCCAGCGTCAAGGCTTCTGGACACGACGGAATTGGAACAATAGAATATTCCAGGAGTTCCCATTTATTGTATATCCTACCTGGCTTTTCCTTTTTATCTTTTGTTTCAATATCCTCCCATTCAATAGGAATAAATCCTACTGACCACCCTTGCAACAGTGGTCCGGTGCCATCAATGTCTTCTGTACATGCCCTAAATATCTCATCGCCTCTTTCACTCTTTGCAAAAGCAGTCTTCGCAACAAGCCCTTTATCATCCTTTTTAATCCAGATGTTTTTCCCTACAGGTAAAGATTTATAATCATGCCCAAGCATGACGACAGGATTTTTCTTATAGTTTTCCAGATCCACCCCATCCGGCAATAGTTTCTCCCCATCCCTATCTATAGCATCCGTCGAAATATAACTAATGACAGTCCGCTTCTTCTTATCAGCTTCTTGCTTCTCAGATGTGTAATACTTTCTTATAAACGGAATTTCATCCTTTTTGATGTGCAATCGCTTTGCTAGTTCGCCAGCTTTGCCTGGGTATTCATTTATAAATTTAAGATTCTCCGTTATTACTTTCATTGTGACCTCCCTCTTTGCCTGAACTCTTTAAATTGTTCAGGAGTTGAAATTTTCCCATATAGATTATGGAATTTATTATGTTCTTTTTTTGTTAATGTAACAACATTATCTAAATCAAATAAAACATCTTTAAAGTTAATCCAATTGTCTTTAGTAATTTCATATTGTTTTATAAGGATAGAAAAGGCTGTTAAATGATGATGCTCGATATCCCCATTTTCTTTTGACAAAATAGATTTCCATTCGTCTCTTTCAAAGCATTTCTGTCTAAGATTTATGGCTTGTGCTGAATTTCTAATTATTATTTGAAGACTTGTTGTTCCGCCTCTCCAATTGCAATTCTTTTCTCCCATTAATTGAATCGAATGCCACTTATCGGCACACTTTCTTGAGCAACAAAGCCCCCTGCTTTTCCTTCCTTTTTCCTGAGATTCATAAAACCTAAATTCTTTATTACATATTTTACATTTCCTTAATTGGTAAGGCTTTCCTACCCAAGGAGCTTTTTTGCCTTTCATTCTATTCCCATTTGCTATTCCTAAACATTTTTTCGAACAGTATTTTTTCCCTCTTTTTACTTCATTTGGTTCAGCCCAGATTTGTTTCCCGCAAATTTTACATTTTAATCGTATTTTCATTTTAATATTATTACATTTATTTTTATTATAATCAAATTGCTAGTCCACTATAGCTGAAATTGTGCAGCGACATAAGGGGTGAATTGGCGGATATTCACACGGAGTATAGTCAATATTCATAGATTGCTTTTTGCCATCAACTTCTATTGTAAACGTATCCCCTAAATCAAAGAAGCTATCCTTAACGTCAATAATCTTCCCGTCCATTTCTAAACAAAATTCACATGTTCTGGGCCCGATAAAAGCTATCCAGATGATCTTCTCTACAACTCCTGATTGAAGATATGTAAACTTTGAGGCTGCATTACTCGCCCTTATCGTTTCAGTCCTTGCTATCGACTCAGCCCGCTTAAATCCCCAGTCCTCATAAGTTTCATAAACTCTATTCGTAAGCTCCCGCACTCCCTCGCCAGCTTCTATACCCTCGGCAAGCACCCTCCTCAGCTTCTCTACATTTACAGCCTCCAGCTTCTCTGAGAACATCGGTATATAACTATCCAGCCACTTCTGAACCTCCGGATTAGTAACGTCAAATGAAATGCTTACACGTGGGTCTTCCTTTGTGTATCCTTTGCCTTTTAGTCTAGCTTCAAGCTTTGCTGCCTCTTTATCGCCCATCTTTTCCAGTATCTCTACG